AGAGGTTCGAATCCTCTATGACCCTCCAAACTAGTTAAATAGTTATAGTGACAATAGCAACAAAGGAGTAGAAAATGGCTGTTCTAGCACTAGATATCTCAGGAGTTCCCCGACAGTGGATCTCATACGATGACGCAATTACCTACCATGCAAAGAATGCAATTGCATGGGCATTAGGAGAAGTTGTAGCTAAGTATCGTGGTGGTGTACAAAATGACGGTGAAATGAGTTACCTAGAAACTACTAGCATAATTGCTATCAAGGGTCATGGTTTCAATCCTCATAAACATGCACAAGTTGCACTAAGCAATCGTACACTATTCGGTCGTGACCGTTATGTATGTGCATACTGTAGCGGACATTTCCCCAACTACAACAATCTAAGTCGTGACCACATTCTGCCTAAGAGCCGAGGTGGTGAAAACACTTGGATGAATGTGGTTACTGCATGTAAGGACTGTAACGCAAAGAAGGGTCACAAACTGTTAAAAGAATGTGGTCTTGAATTGTTGTACGTTCCATACGCACCCAATCACTATGAAAACATGATTCTACAGAACCGCACAATACTTTCGGATCAAATGGACTACTTGCTTGCAGGTGTTCCAAAGCACAGTAGAATCTTATTGTCGTAAAAATATCACAGGGGACTTGACAGAAAAGTTTCCTTGTGATATACTTCAGTTAAATAAAAATATGCCGAATTAGCACAGTGGTAGTGCAATCGCCTTGTAAGCGATAGGTCGTCTGTTCGAACCAGACATTCGGCACCAAGTAATTCATTCCGCAGTAGCTCAGTCGGTAGAGTAGTTGACTGTTAATCAATTGGTCCCTGGTTCGAGCCCAGGCTGTGGAGCCAAACATTTTATGGAGTAAGTATGTTAGTTAGTGAAAACGCAGGTTATAAACTATTTTGTGAAACACGCAAGTTAGATATACCAGAGGGTAGCAACTACGTACATATCTATACAGTATATGATTGGGCAAGAGACCCATCAGCAAAACAAAACAAACTGGAACTAATTCTCACTGATGCAGAATTAGAAGTTTTCAGACAATCCTTAGCCTAAACAAATTTTCCGGCGTTAGTATAACGGATAATACAGCGGTCTTCTACACCGTGAATATGGGTTCGATTCCTGTACGCCGGACCAAGAAACAATAGTATTACAATTCTGTAGTAAAAATACAACAACAAAAAATTTGACGATAAACCCATTTGGTGCTATACTATGTTTAATGAGTTGAGAGATTGATTCAAAGGTGAGTTGAAGATTCTGAGTGACGTAAAAATACAACACAAAAGAATTGACGATAAATCCGATTAGATGTATAATACATTTAATGAGTTGAGAAAGCAGGTTGTTTCAAAAAGCGAGACACGCTAGCAATAGCAAAAAGTCAAGCAGGAAACATTAAATGAGTTTGTGACTCAGCCTAAACTACTCTGAGACCGCCGAGAAACGGTGGTACCACAAGAGACCCATGTCAACATGGGTCCTCGGAGTATAAAGCAAAGGGAGAAATCCCCGAGGCTGGCAGTTGAAAAATTACTGCCACAGTAATATTTAAACAACGTAGTCGATTGAGACTAGTTGTAATGTTCGTTAAAATTTTAATTGTCATATAGCCCTGTTTAAGTTACAGGGACTATATGTAAACACATTAGGGTTACCTAGTCCGTTAGGGGTGAACGAAGGTTGATACGAACCGGATACCCATGAAGCAGGAGGGTTCTAGAGTATGACGAGACACCATCGAGTCAAAGGGCAAGAACTATACCAAACTCCAGGGAGGCGACGGAACAACTAGGCACGTAATGAGGTCTTGACGCAAGTTGGTGATGCGTGTCAAGAACTTCCCTAATGTATTTTCATATAGTAGTTATATGTAAACATGCTTCAGCGGGATAGCCCGTGTTGGATAGTTTCTGTTTAGTACAGTATCCGAAGTGTGTTTTCATATAGTATGCTCGGGTCGTCTATCGGTTAGGACACATGCCTTTCACGTATGTAAGAGGGGTTCGATTCCCCTTCCGAGTACCAGTTTTATAGGAGAGTCGCTGGGTAGGCGTACTCTTAAACAACCAAGCCCATAGGGGTGTCCTGTAAGCAGTTCATGCACCGCTAGCTCAGTCTGGCCTAAGGCGCCGCCCTGTCACGGCGGAGATCACGGGTTCGAATCCCGTGCGGTGCGCCAAATATGTTGAGTTGGATGAGTGGCTTAAATCAACACCCTGCTAAGGTGTCGTCTGTAGTAATATGGACCGTGGGTTCAAATCCCACACTCAACGCCAAGTTTGAGAGTCATATCGCCTGGATACTTCCCTCGCAAGAGGCACTAGGTCCTGCAACCTGACTCTCTATTTACGTGACGGTGGCAGAGCGGCCCATTGCATCGGATTGCAAATCCGAAAAACCGTCAGTTCAAATCTGACCCGTCACTCCAAATTTTAAAAAGAAAGGAAATGTAATGTATTACGATTATGACTCATCTGCTAAGTTAGTAGACATGGTGGGTAAAGTGTTTACTTCAGTTACAGAAACTGGTGGCACTATGGTGTTTGAAAATGATAACGACCGTTATGTTTTCTTTCACTCACAAGATTGTTGCGAATCAGTTAGCATCAATGATATCGTAGGTGATTTGTCTGACCTAGTAGGGGAACCTCTATTAGTAGCAGAAGAAGTATCCGGAGAATCTCCGGTTGGATTTGAAGATGAATATCACGAATCAGTAACTTGGACATTTTATAAGTTTGCTACTCGCAAAGGGTATGTAGATGTACGATGGCTAGGTGAAAGCAATGGGTACTACAGCGAAAACGTAGACCTAGGTTACGAAAAAGTTTAACAAAAGGAAATGACATGAAACGTTCAATGAAACGATAGTGTCATCACTAGATTCCATGTAGGTCTAGGGATGGCACGTAAAAGACAATCTAATACGTACTATCCCTTCAAGATGTTACGGTAGCATACCGGACTCTTAATCCGAGAAGTCACAGTTCGAATCTGTGTGGAGGGACCAATTCATGGGATCGTAGCTCAGTTGGTAGAGCAGTGGACTTTTAATCCATTTGTCGGGAGTTCGAACCTCCCCGGTCCTACCATATAAAAACACACTGTTTAGTTGTATTGATTGAAGCCTCAATTACTGGTATTATCTTAATAGCTTAACAGGATAGTATATGGCTAGAGTAAGGCACGGACAACGGTGCCATGATCGGCAGTGTGTTTTTATATGGTAGCTATATAAAAGCATTTTTGACGGGCATCATCGCCAACTCGCGGTGCTCTGTTCGGTCCCCTGGCAGGGGCGAAAGGCCTGATGTGCCAGCATTAGACTGATATCAAAAATGTTTCTATATGGTATGAAAATTTTGGAGATGTAGGAAAATTGGTAACCCCAGAAGACTGTAAATCTTCCGCCTCGCGGCATTGTTGGTTCAAGTCCAACCGTCTCCACCAAGTTTTGTAAGCGTCAGCAAGTGAAGTCACGCTGTCTAGGTTTCTTCGAAGGACCAAAACAGTAAAAGGCAAATGGGTTCAACTCCCACCCTGCGGGGAACTGCAAGGGTCTGTAAAGGAGACTACGCTGGATGGATCCCAAGTGATATCCATCGTGAGCGCAGCGAGCGAGGTCAGGCTAGGCGGCCGGTAAGTCCTGAATAAATCTACGATAAAAGCGGCGTAGGCTTACAAATTCAATCAATGGCTCGCTGGTGTAATGGCAGCATAGCGGTCTCCAAAACCGTTGGTCGGGGTTCAAGTCCCTGGTGGGTCGCCAATTATAAGTTATTGAATTCAGTACCTGATAGAATGAAAGGCTTTTCTTCTACAATGTAATTAGGTATGAATTCTTTGTTTTCTATATGAACTTTTACTATTGATTCTGTTTTAGGCGTTACTTGTAACACTGGATCTAGTACAAAGTCATTAGGAAGCACCCAAGATAGTTGTTTAGGATCATATGGATCTTTACTGAATAATTTGTAAAAGATTTCTACTGTTTGTCTATGTTCAAATGGAATCATATAGTATTTATTAATGCCCCTGTAGTTTAATGGTAAAACGGCGGATTTATATCCCGTAAGCAACAGATAATTGGTTCACATGAGTTCGATTCTCATCGGGGGTACCAAATAGTTTGACACTATGTAGCAAGTGCTATATACTATGTACATACGCTGATAGCTCAGTTGGTCAGAGCAGTGGACTCATAATCCATTGGTCGTAGGTTCAAGTCCTACTCGGCGTACCAAATTTTAAAATTATGGATTTATATTAGCGGGAAGTGACTATATGAATAGAATTGCAATATTTCATTTTGAATTGGAAAGTGGTGAACATTTAAAATTACAGTATCATCTACCTTATACTAGTTTATTAGACAGATGGATATCAATTGTAGACCGCCGTAAGGCTACAAATGATTCGTTAGAGTTAAAGATTAGTAACAAAACTTTAACGGATCTAGAATTATTGATGTCAATTATTAATGAAATAATTGATAAGATTAATAGTTATTATGACAAGCAATTACCGATTTACACTAGCACTGCTGAAATAAACGCAAACACTTTGAATCATTTGCATGAAGAATTTGAATTATATGGCGAACGTCAGGGAAAAGACTCTAATCTATTTCCCGGAGAAGAATTTCATCATACATGGCTAAAATTGAATGAGTACATACATATTTTAGAAACAGCTATTGACACTGGTCCCTTCCCTCAGTTTAGTTGTTTGGTTCAATATGAACCCTTTGAAAGGGGAGAGCCAGTAACACCCACTGACAAGTTATTTTTAGATACAGATTTTACTTGGGGTCAGTTATACTTAGGATATAATACTTTAGGTAAAGATTGGCAACATGTCATGGAAGATGATGACACAAGAGTAATTACTAATAATATGATTAAGGTTCAAGAAACATTCTGTTCTGAAGCCTGGTTGAATTTCGGCGACTCATCTGGTAATGCTCATAAAAGTACAGAAAGACAGTTTTGGAAATGGTACATTAAGCAATCATCCGAATTACAATCTAAGATACCAATAGATAATTTATTAGAATTAGCTTTAGGTAGATATTATTTAGGTGTAATAGCCCTTGATGAGACATTTTTAAATTTTCATCCTAATAAGGAAGATTGGTTAGTCCCCCACAGCGAACTTAGAAAATCTTGGAATCTGGAAGTATTTTCTAAGATTAAACGTGCTATTGATATAGAAATAATATGAAAGAAATTTTAAACGAATTCATTAAAGAAAGTTTAACAAACCAATGGCAACCTACAATACCTGCGCCGACTAGTTTAGACAGGTCAGATTGGCCGTGGTTTCCTATAACATTCTCAGTAGATTTTAAAAAAATGCATAAAGAATGTATTGATAATGACCACATGTTTGTGGGACATAGACAAAAGGATCGTCAGTATAGTTACAATCATGAGGGTTGGGCGGCAATTACATTGCATGGAATTAGTCCAACAGCTACAGAAAATTATGAACAATATGGTTATAAAACTGTAGAAGAAGCTAATTATCATTGGACAGACGCATGTGAGTACTTCCCTACATGCACCGAATTTATTAAGTCTTTGGGTTATCAAACCTATGAGCGTGTACGCATTATGAAATTACATGCGAGTGGGTATATAATGCCACATAATGATGGCGTTGGAAGAATGTTTGGACCATTGAACATCGCTATTAATAATCCTGACAATTGTGAGTTTTATTTTCGTAAATGGGGTCGTGTACCTTTTAAACAAGGTCATGGCTTTATGCTAGATATAGGAAATGAACACATGGTCTGGAATCAATCAGATGAACATCGATACCATTTCATTGTACATGGATCAGGTGAAGAAAGATTAAAGCGTCAGGCAATTGAAAGGTTTAACCATGCATAGAATTATGTATGGGGTTTATAACCAACGTAAACAAATTAATAATACTAAGATGTATCTTAGGGCTAAAGGGGCAACTCTTTTTTATCTTGAAAGACTTAGTAATGTTCAACCATCTCCCTTGAGAATTATTTGCAAGGATGAGATACGTGAAATATTAGAACAAGCATCGATTGAACAATTTGATTATTGTGTAGTTGTTGCCGCAGGTTGTCAAATACGTAATTTTAATTTTGTCAATGACCTTGATCAGTTTATTTCTGAAAATACATTTGGTGTTGCAGGTCATCCTCTATGTCATCCAAATCACTGGTTAGAGCTACACTATCAATTCTTTATTGTAAATATTAAAGCCTGGGTAGAAGTTGGTAGACCTGAATTTGGAGATTGGGAAAGAGGTCCTAAATTGTTACCGGTGATTGAACGTAGTGAAGAAAATTTTCATCACGATTATACTCCATTATGGGTAAGACCTACTAGAATATTTTCAGAACAGATGCAGTTAAGTCCAGGGTGGAAATTAACCTTAGCATTGATGCAAAACAACTGGCCTGTGATTGCATTATCAGAAACAATAAGACTGAGTAAATTTTATACTTATCCGGATGATAACACAGACAAATTCTTACAAAGTATTGAAACATTGACTCCATTCTTAGAACAAAATTGGAATCAAAATAAATGGATTGAAGATAGCATTGCAGTTAAAGATCAAATATGGTTATTCAATTCAGAAGAAATGAACATTCGTAGTAAGGGAATATTTGATTTAGTTATTAATACTGCGAGTGGTTTTAAGTTGTTTGATATGTTCAAACACCCACAAAGATTAACTACTGATGCAATGATAGTGGTGTATGATTTTAATCCTATTGCATTACGTTGGTATCAACACATGTATACTTGGACTAACAATGATATATTGTCTTGTATTAGAGCCTTCCCTGAACGTAATCATTTTACATGGATAGGACGACATAGTTCAGAATATATAGAGGATCAGGGTTTTCAAAATGGAATGAATGAAATATTTCGACATTTTGGAAGTGAAGAAAACTTTATACATTATTGGCAAGATTTTAAACAACGACATGTAAAATTCTTACAAGTTGATCTTTACAAAGACGCTATTCCTCTATTGGATATCATTCAAGAATATGATAAGGTTTGGATGAATTTAAGTAATATATTCAGCACCGATGCAGGACAAATGATATTTGGACATGATTTTTGTCACGCACAACAACAGAAAATATTAGCGCAACTTTACATTATTAATCCAGAGATTCAATTAACACTTGATGATGTTTGGAATAGAGAACGATGTGGAGCTGTAAAGGATATACTATGACACGCAAGTTAATCGCTATTACACAAACTCCTAAAGTCATGCAATTAACTTGGATAATCAATAACATATGTACCAATGCATGTAGTTACTGTCCTGAAGGATTGCATAATGGAAAAAATCACCACTATGATTGGGAAAATGCTAAAAGATTTGTTTATGAATTGATAGGTAGACATGAAAAAATACATCTCAGTATTGCCGGCGGTGAGCCTACATTGAGTCCACATCTACCTGAATTGATTAAGATATTTTATAATGCCGGCCATACTATTTCTATAACTACAAATGGGGTAAGAACACCTAGATATTATGAGGACATAGCTCAATATGTCAATGGTATGTGTTTTAGCTTTCATCCTAGTTTTGAGGATCCTGCTTTCAAAGAGAAAGTATTTGCAACCATCAAACATACACACACTAGTGTACGTGTTATGATGGATAATAGATATTGGGAAAAGTGTGTAGAAACATATCATGCTTTTGATTCAAAAACAACTGGAGTAGGTGTAGAGGCAGTACAACTGCAAGACTGGGGTGTTGGTAATTCATTAGGTAGAAATTATACACCTGAGCAAAATCAATGGATATTAGATCATCCCCAAAAAAATTCAGGATTTATGTATTGGTTACTGAATCCAAGACTGATTCAAAAAAAGGGAGTAGCAATGTCAGCTCGGTATTACTGGGATGACAATACTAATGAATATAATGTTCCGGAGATTGATATAATTAACACAGGTCTTAATAACTTTTATGGGTGGCAGTGTGATATAGGATTAGAAAGTTTGTTTGTACATTGGGATGGTGACATACAACGTGCCAATTGTAAACAAGGAACACCTACTAGAATAATAGGTAATATAAATTATCCAGAACAAATAGAATGGCCTACTGAACCCGAAATATGCGTACAGAAGGATTGTCATTGCTCTACTGATATAATTATAAGTAAAAGGAAATTATAATGAATGTATGAAGTAAATAGCTGATTCAGTATCAGTAAAGTATTTCATTCTAGTTTTGTGAGAGTAAATATTATGCACGATGATGTAACAGATGGAATCGTTACTCATTGAAAGATGGATTAATAATCCTGAATCAGTGATAGCGTCATACGTGTGCATAGTAGTATTTATGCGGGGTTCGTATAGTGGTAATACCTTAGATTTCCAATCTAAAGCGAGGAGTTCGATTCTCCTACCCCGCTCCAAAATTTTGCGAGTGTGGCGAAATAGGTAGACGCCTCAGACTTAAAATCTGATATCATAATGGTGTGCCGGTTCGACTCCGGCCACTCGCACCAAGAATGTTTGCCCCGGTGGTGTAATGGTAGCCACGCTGGTCTTAGAAGCCAGTGCCGAAAGGCGTGTCGGTTCGAGTCCGACCTGGGGCACCAAATTAAGGAATAGCATGGATTCTCATAGAACATTACGAATGTATGGTAGTAAAACTCCCGATACTAATTACACAGTTACGGTAAATGGTCAGATTGTTGACAATGGTCAAGATGAATTGTTTTCTTTTATTACTAATACAAAGTTGCATGGTAGTTACAATATCGTAATTAGTGTTCAAAGTGGTAGTGTTACTCTAACTAATTGTACTGCTACGTATCCTGCACTAATTAATAGTACAGAAGGAACAGCAACTTTTGTTCAACCAATTGAATCACCAGTCGCTGTTATTGAAAATGAAACAGTTAAAATTGTCCCGTTTGATATTAGTATTAATGAAGGTACAACTTTCATTTATGAACATTTAATGTTTAATGGACCAACTAGATTTAACATTACCACCAAAGATATAGATTTGTTCATAGGAATGAATTTATATATAGGAGATTTCTTAACACGAACATTTAATAAAAGTATTTTAGACTTTCACGTAGAATACGATTATACACATAAACCTAATATTTTTAATCCTGATAATTTAGAAATTTTAAAAGAAATAGTATTGATAAAATTGAGGGAATGAGTGACTTTGAATCTGAAAAACTTTTGGAAAGAATCAAAAAAGAATTATTTATTGAAGAATACACACGCACGAACACTGGTATGAAAATGATACTGATTTATTGTTGTTTGATAACAGTATCACCTTACATAAGCGATTAGGTGGAATTACTGATAGATTGTGCTATAGATTACAGTTTGACTATAACCATGTAACGTCTACGCCGTATATACGATATGATTTGGGGGATTGATGTAATGGGAGCCTGGGACCTTTGCAAGGTCTTCGTGGGAGTTCGATTCTCCCATCCTCCACCAAGAATCATAAATATAGTATGTCAAGGAACATACTATGAAGTTAAAAATTTACATCAACAACAAACTATACAAAACAGTAAGAGTACTAGGTGATAGGTATGATCCTGCATTCATCTGGCCTGAATTACAAGCAGACAGAGACTCTGGTTTGTTAAATGGATTTGATTTAAGTCAAGGAATCAAATTACGTTTTGAAAAAGTTGAAAGTACTGACAACGAATAATCGCTTGATTAGCACAGGGGTAGTGCGCTTGCTCGACATGCAAGAGGTCAAAAGTTCAAATCTTTTATCAAGCACCACATAAACACAACTAAATATATCGCGGGGTGGAGAAGTAGTATCTCGTTAGTCTCATAAGCTAAAGATCGGCGGTGCGATTCCGTCCCCTGCAACCAACAACTAATCATTTAAATGCTAGAATATATTATAACCTTTTTTGCTGTATTTTTTACGGATATCTTTTATACTTACTACTTGAAAGCTGTACAAGATGACCAAGTAACAAAAGCCAGTGTGTGGGCGACAGTTGTATTCATAACCGCGTGTGTAGCAGTTATCAATTATACTACTAACTATTGGTTATTAGTTCCAGCAGGCATAGGTGCATTTTTTGGCACGTATGTTGGAATGATTTTAAGAAAGAAAGAATAACGGAGTGTGGCGCAGTCTGGTAGCGCACCTGGTTTGGGACCAGGGGGTCCAAGGTTCGAATCCTTGTACTCCGACCAAAATTTATAGAAAGAAACTAATGCAAGTAAGAGCAAAACATATTTTAGTAGAATCACTAAGTGATGCAATGGATTTATACATCAAAGTTAAAAACAATGGTGAAGATTTCAGTACACTAGCACAAGCACACAGCAAGTGTCCAAGTGGTCGCAATGGGGGCGACTTGGGAGAATTTGGCCGTGGTCAAATGGTTAAACCGTTTGAAGATGCTACGTACGGATTAGAAGTGGGCGGCTTAAGTCAACCTGTTCAAACTCAGTTTGGTTATCACTTGATTCAAAGGATTGCATAATGGCACAAGGTCGTAATACAAAAGGTCATGTGATTACTAAAAAAACATGTCAAGGTGGTAAAGCTAAAACAAGTAGTATGAACAAATGCCGTCGTAAGACATTCAAAGCATACAGAGGACAAGGAAAATAATTATGACTAAAGGTAGTACACCACGATCAATAAGCATATCTCAACAAGAATATGATACTCGTTGGGATGCTATTTTTCAGCGTGATTTAAAAGAAGAAAATATTAATGAGAAGGATCCAGTCATGGAGGACTATCAGAAAAAAGTTCAACAACAATTTTTTGAAGATGCTTCGTGTACTGGCGGAACATTAAAGAAATGATATATGCATCCTTAGCTCAGTTGGTAGAGCGTTGCCTTTACACGGCAAATGTCGGCGGTTCGAGCCCGTCAGGATGTACCAAAAAAATGCAGGATTAATTCAGTGGTAGAATGTTTCGTTGCCAACGAAAATGTCATCGGTTCGAACCCGATATCCTGCTCCAAATAACCCAAGGACGATAATGCCAAGACAAACAAGTGAAGCCGCAGTGAATGCTATAGGCAATAGATACGATTTAATTCTTATAGCAAGTCAACGTGTTAGAGAATTAACGGCAGGTCATCGCCCGAAAGTAAAAACAAAAAATGGTCATGCAGTAACCGCATTACGTGAGATTGAAGAAGGTTTAATCAATCGTGAATATCTAAAACGAATCAAAAAGGTTGAGCGTTAATCATTAAAAGGAAGCGTGGTCGAGTGGCCTATGGCGCTAGTCTTGAAAACTAGAGAATCGAAAGGTTCCGTGAGTTCGAATCTCACCGCTTCCGCCAAGACAGTTTGCCCAAAAGTCATTGACGGTAAAGACAAACTCATATATAATATACGTATTGAATGATTAATTTTTAGGATCGGCACAGCAACAAACTCCTTAACTATGGACTGTTAGACACTACGGTAGTAACTGGAGCAGAGTGCTTAAAAACACCGAGCGTTGAAGGGTATTATTGAAGCAAGACTAACGAACCAGGTGTGATGGCCCTGGCTAAACAAGCAGTCAACAACGATCCTGCTATCATTTTTTAAAAGGAAAAAAAATATGCCATTTGATAAAATATCAAACACACTAAAAAATCTTGAGTCAGCATTAGCCGGTGAGTCAATGGCTCATATCAAGTATCGCTACTTTGCAAAAATTGCACGTGAAGAAGGCTTTGAAGAAGTAGCACGACATTTTGAACACACCGCTGTTCAAGAAGTTTTACATGCGTGGGGTCACTTAGAATTGTTGATTGGTAAGCCAACAACTAAAGAATGCTTGATGAAAGCAATTGAAGGTGAAACATATGAGTTCACTACAATGTATCCGGGATTCGAAGAAGATGCTAAGGCAGAAAATAACCAAATTGCATTAAACGAGTTTAGAACCCAGATTGTTGAAAGTTCTGCACATGCTGAACAGTTTAAGACTTTATTGGCTAAAGCAGAGAAACGATTTGCGGCATTGGCTAAAGTTGAAAAACGACATGCTGAAGGCTATCAACAAGTTTTGGAGAGTTTAGAATGAGTGAAGAACATGTATGTATCGTATGCGGTCACGTACACGATGAAGAACTAGAAGGTGCATGGAATGAACTTCCAGACACTTATGTCTGCCCCGAATGCGGTGTAGGCAAAGAAGATTTTGAAGTAATTTAAAATTTTACTGGGATGATTTCAGCAATTTAAACAACTACAGCTAATACTATTGAAGTTAGTCGTAAGACATGAAGGAATAGGTGACAGATTGGAAAGACATTCTATGTTTCTAGTAGCAGACACAAGTACTAGATAGTCAACATGAATTGTTGATATGGACCGAGTGACATAATTGGTTGGTCCAGAAAATAAACTAACTGTCACGAACATCCCGTTTATCCAAAACACATTTACATTATATCCAAACAGTGATATAATTCTTTTTTAGGATACTTTCAGCAACTTTAATTTCAAGCATAATGAAAAAAAGCGTATCCTGTTGCATAACACACACGGAAGGAGTACAATATGTCAACATTTGTAGAAGCAGTAGCAAACCAAGAAGTTCGTACCACAAACGGTATGAAGGCACGTAAGTCAACTGCAAATGCTTGCGTTGACTTGTTCTATAACATCGGTGCAAGCCGTGGTAAGAACATTATACCCGCATTCACTGCGGCTTATGTAGAAAATTCTGACCTAGCATTACGTATTGTTCAATGGGCACGTGATGCACGTGGTGGATCCGGCGAACGTGAATTATTTCGTCAAGTACTAATTCACTTGGAACTAACTAACCCAGAAGATGCTAGCCGTCTATTGGTTAAGGTTCCTGAATTGGGTCGTTACGATGACTTGCTTGTGTTTAAGACTAAGACTCTTAAGGAACAAGCATACACTATGTTAGGCAATGCATTGCGTAATCGTAATGGATTGGCTGCAAAGTGGACACCGCGTAAGGGCGATGTTGCACGTGAAATCCGTGAATTCTTTGGTATGACTCCGAAGATATATCGTAAGAGCCTTGTTGCACTAACCAATGTTGTTGAAACACAAATGTGTGCCAACGATTGGGATAACATCAACTACAACCATGTACCATCAGTGGCACATGCACGTTACAAGAAGGCTTTTGGTCGTCATGGTACAACTTATGCTGAATACGTAACTAAGTTGGTTAAGGGCGAAGATGGTGCTAAGATTAACGCTGGTGCTGTATATCCTTACGATGTATTGAAGGGTGCTATCAACAAGTACGGTCGTAGTGCAATGACTAAGACTGAATTGGACGCAATGCAAGCCCAATGGGATGCACTTCCAAACTTCATCGGTGATGCCAACGTGTTGCCAATGGTTGATAGTTCAGGTTCTATGACTTGTCTTGTTGGTGGTCGTGATAGCAAGAGTACTTTGTCTTGTTTGGACGTTGCAATCTCATTGGGATTGTATTTTGCAGACAAGAACACTGGTAAGTTTAAGGATACATTCTTGACTTTTAGTCGTACTCCAAAGCTGGTTACTCTAAAGGGTAACATCAATCAAAAGATTGACCAAATGAACACTGGTGAAGTTGCTAACACCGACTTGAACAAGGCATTTGATTTAGTGCTTAAGACTGCGGTAGATAACAGTGTCCCTCAAGCAGAAATGCCAGGTACAATCGTTATCTTCAGTGACATGCAATTTGATGCAGGTGTTCATCACGATGACTCTGCAATCGAAATGATAGCACGTAAGTACGAGGCAGCAGGTTACGAACTACCTAAGGTAGTATTCTGGAACTTGAATGCCGCATACGGTAACGCACCAGTTAAGTTTAACAAGGCAGGTGTTGCGCTAGTCTCCGGATTTAGCCCAGCAGTTGCACAAGGTATTCTTTCTGGTAACATGGATGACTTCTCACCGGAAGCAATCATGTTGAAGACCGTTATGAAGGATCGCTACGACCTAGCTTAAGCTAAATAGTAGTAGCAGATGCCGAAAGGCATCTGTTTATATAAGTATACTATATCAGTACCCTGCCCGATAAGACAGGCTCTACTAAGCGAAAGAGATATTGTGTGCTTATATAAACACCCTAGATAAACCCTCGCATATACGGATGAGTTTTTACTAACAACTCCATGTTCTTTATATATTAATACTTTTTAGCGCACCTAGGGTGTTACTTTCTGCGCTTGACAATAATCCCCAAATCATATATAATACTCTAATGAAGGAGAAAAACATGCCGTGGATTCAAAATGTAGCACTGAGTGATATCGTAAAAGGTAAACACTATGATCCAGGTATCAACAATGTGTTGATTCAGATTGTTGATTGTGGTATGGAATTCCCTGAACCCAAATACAAATTCAATAATGTTCATCAATTTGAATTCTTAGATTTAGAAAAAGAGGATGAATGTATTGAACCTGAAATGAAAATAACCGATGAACAAGCCAAGAGTTTGGTTATCATACTAAAGCAAGCATTGCTTAATCGTAGTAATGTAATTGTGCATTGTATCGCAGGTGTATGTCGTTCAGGTGCAGTAACAGAGGTTGGGATAATGATGGGCTTTGATGATACAGAAGATTATCGTAGTCCAAACTTGTTAGTGAAACATAAAATGATGAGTGTGTTAGGATTGACGTATGATGAGAATGAACCTCATACTATCAATGGCGTGACATTAGACAGTGGATTGATTATACCTAAAAAATATAAAGGTGATGTATAATGGAAGTTATGTTGAGAGACAAGGTTGAAGTAGCAGACGAACTTTACACAGGTAAAGTAGTTGTTGCTGGAGCTGTTGCAGTGGTGTATAGCCCTGGATTTGGTGCTGGATGGTACAGTTGGAATCGTCAATATCCTGAACTAGTTTTTGATCCAGCAATAGTTCACATGGTAACAGCAGGAAAATTTGAAGAACTTGAAACTTTTATGGTATTGAAATACCCTGATGTATATCTAGGTGGTTTAAAAGATTTAGAAGTTGAATGGGTTAAAGAAGGTAGAATGTTTAGAATAGCAGAATATGATGGTAATGAATCAATAGAATATAAAGACCAAGATGAATCATGGATGTTAGCATAAAGGAAATGAATGTATAAAATAGAAGAAAAAGAATTTTCAACACTTGATTTGGCAATGGCACATGCTAAGGCATTGAATGTGTTCGTAACCATCAAGGGAGACGAATTTGAAGTTTGCGGTGTGTTTGGTGTAGATAGTGTCAGTGATGGTAAGTGCCCAGACGGTGTTGCTTACGATTGGAACAAGGCTAGCCGTATTGGTCGAGTAAAGAAAGAACGAGTTTAAGGAGTTATTATGCCATCAGTATTTTTAGTTAGTGACACTCACTTTGGTCATGCTGGAGTGTGTAGATTCACTGAAAGTGACGGAGTGACGAAGATTCGCCCGTGGACTGATCCAGATGAAATGGACGAGGCTATAGTCAAGGCATGGAACGAAACTGTTAAGCCTAGTGATAAAGTTTATCACTTGGGTGATGTAGTTATTAACCGCAAAGCATTAAAGACATTACATCGGTTGAACGGTGACAAGGTATTGATTCGTGGTAACCATGACATTTTCCGTGACGAGGAATATCGTGAACACTTCCGTGAATTGCGAGCCTATCACGTTATGAACGGTATGATATTGAGTCATATACCTGTACATGAAGAAAGTTTGGGACGTTTTGGTGTCAACATTCATGGTCATTTGCACAGTAATCGTGTTAAAAAGCCCCGTGGATATGATGTTAAAACTGGTACTATGTTGTACAGTGATGAAATCGATACTAGATATCATTGCGTATGTGTAGAACAAACAGACTTTAGACCTATATTGTTTGAAGATGTTATAAAACGCATCAAAGACGAAGGTGGGATAGTAGGATTCAAATCAGGAAATGGTCCTACAATGTAAATAGACCCTTCGGGGTCTATTTTTTTGGCTATACAGGTTGTCCATGTTGCTGTGAATTGTGACGGTTTCGTGATATACTAAATATTCTATGCGAAACATTTTAATCATATTATTATTTCTGCCACTATTCTCATTTGCTGAGCCAAACACTGTAGTGTACAACGTAACACATGATAGAGTTATCTCAGGCTCTCTCAGTGAAAAAGAAGTTAGTATTGCTAGTATAAGCAAACTAATGACTATATACACGGTCATGAAATCAAATCAAGACCTTAACGAAAAACTAACTGTCATAAGTAATAAAATCAATCACACTAAACTAAGGAAGGGCATGATTCTGACAAGACAAGAACTAGTTAACATGTCATTAGTAAGCAGTGATAATTTAGCCGCAGTTACTTTATCGCAAAATTATCCCGGTGGACAACCACATTTTATTCGTCAAATGAATACTCATTCAAAAGAACTTGGAATGATGCATACCGGATTTGTCGAACCCACTGGATTGAGTGCTATGAATTACAGTACTGTTAATGATATTGTAATGCTAGTTAAAGCAGTTAGTAATTTTCCTATTGTACAACAAGCCGCACAAACACAAAGAGTGGTTACTAAATCAGCGGTACCTAATAAATCTAAAAAGAGTAAAAAATCTAAAAAGCGAATCAAACAACCAAGGAACAAATCAATTATTAGTAATCCAACTAGTCATTATTTTGGAAAAGAAGGAATAGTTACGATAAAGACAGGGTTTACAAATGCGGCAGGATTCTGTATCACAATGCTTGTAAGTACAAATAACCAATTATATAATATAACAGTGCTAGGTGCTAGAACTAAACAAGAACGTGAGAAGATAGTTAAAAAGGCAATGGACAAAATTCATAATGCATAATGGAAGTTAAGTTTTACTATAAAAATAATAACTATGAAAAAGATAACGAGGCTTTATTGACCTCGTTAGCCATTGCAGTATCTCAAATCATAGAGTTGCCGGACACTGTAGAGGTATGCTTGTGCCCCTTAGAGGAGAATGTCTATGGTGGTATTGATATCAACCGAGTCAATCGTATTGGATTGAACATCAACCTATCACTAGAATCACAACTAAAAATTCTTGTACATGAACTGATACATGTTAGTCAAAAGTATTTAGGTATGCTTAAGATTAAACCTAATGGCATGTGTTATTGGCATGGCATACCCTATACAAATAAACCACCTGAAGAAATGACACATGAAGAATACACCAACCTACCATGGGAGTTGGATGTACAACATCGTCAGTCAAAAGTATTACAACAGGCTTTGGATATCCTTACAACAACAAGTTGACAATAAATCAAATTGGGTATACAATAGCATCTTAAACATTTGAAAGGGCCTATTATGTCTTACAACATTGATGAGTTTGTGAACACTAACAAAGCATTTGTGACTTTTGAGGACCAGTCTGATGAAGAACTGTGTCAATCTAATTTTGAGAAACTTGTTAACTTTGATAAAGTTAATACTCAAGCATTCCCTGTGCTTGTTTATGAAATGAATACTAAAGCAGTAGCTTGGTATGACATTGAAATGTTTGCTGGGTTTGTAAAGTAAACTGAAAGTAGTATACTCAATAGTTGACAATAAATCACATTGGGTATATAATACTTACATGAACTCGAAAATCAACCGCAAACGTAGAACAGACCGCAATCAAGTCATCTACTACATTCAAGACACTGTAACACTTGAGTATTACATTGGTCTGACTGCTGTTTCATTCAAGGGTAATGTATTTCGCACATTACGCCGTCGTATGCAAAAACACATGCAACGTGCTATGACTGAGAACAAAGATTGGGGTTTGTCACGTGCCTTGCGTGAACAAGGTGCCGAGCGATTTGTATTTGGTGTCGTGGAGATTGTGAGAGGCAAGCGTCCTGCTCATGCCCGCGAGACTGAATTGATTAACACACTGCAACCAGCATTGAACACATTTGGAGTAAAGTAATGAACGAACGAATTCGAGAACTTGCTGAACAGGCTGGATACACAACGGATATGTTTGGCATTGGACACTGGGACATGCCAGAATGTCAAAAGTTTGCCGAGTTGATTGTGATGGAATGTATCAAGATTCTAGCGGATAATGGTGAATTTAGAGGCTGTGTAATTATTGGAAAACATTTCAGAGTTTTCGGAGTTGAAGAATGAAAGTAAACGATATCTTACAATGGGCTGGTGCAGTATTCATTATTGCAGGACACGTGTGCAATGCAATTGGACCTAGTGTTTATCCCTACAACATTGTGGCATTTACATTAGGCACATTAGCATTTATGGCGTGGACTATTCGTGTTAAGAATCGCCCGCAACTAGTAGTGAACATGGTAGCAATCGTTACTTGTGTAATTGGTTTAGTTAATGCATGGAGATAAAATATGAATAAACCACTTGATGACTTTGATGACTTGCCGGAAATGACCGATGAAATAATGAATGAGTTTACGGTAATGAAACCCGTTGATTTGCATTTAGGTACAGCAGAAGTTAAAAAGGTTGACCAAAATTCTTGGTTAAAAGAATTTGGACCTAAGCCCCCTGGACCCGAAATCATTGCACTGGATGCATTGATTGTTATTATGTCTTGTGCAACAGTTTGGTTTATTATCAATGCCTGGATATTTGTTTTTAGCTGAAGGAATTAAAATGATGCAAGATTTTTATTTTGAAAAGATACGTAATAGCGTTGATGATGACTGGCCCGAAAGTTTTTCTTTAGACGACCTTGCTAAAGCATTGAATGTGGAACGTGTGAGTTATAGGATCTACTATAGCAAGGACAATCTTACTTGCCGACTGTTTGTGTTTCGTGCTCACTGTACACCTGCTGAAATGGACACAATGTTAGATATGGGCTTTGTGTTTGCACAAGATAATGATACAGAAAATATCCCTGATAAACCTGTAGAGGAAATTGAAGAATGAACTACGCATATATTGGTTGGTGTCGTGAAGGCACTTCTGATAAAGTCTGGGGCATCATTCTGTTGCGTGAACATGAGGCCTCACATCTTAAATTTCATCCTTTTCCAAACTATAAACCTGCATACAATGAATACCTATCATTTTGGGGCCGGCGTGGTGCCAAATTACAGACAAAGATGTTTAGTGCATCAATTTGGGAAGCAGAAGATATGTTTCGCAAAAAAGAAAATAAAGGATATGTGAATATTCCTAAATCAAGATTGGATGAGGTATACCCAAACTTTCAAACTGATTTGGAAAAGACAGCAATGTGGGCAATGTTGAAAATTTAATGTCAACGGAACTGGATCCTGAGGCGTTATATATACCCCCTAAGGAGTTTAACATGTCCCATGACGTAATGTTGCAAGTGAAAGAAATGGTTGAAAGAAATCTGAATGTGCATGAAATTGCCCAAAGAATGCACGTAGATGTATCAGTAGTACAAAGTGCCCTAAAACTTATCAACAACATGTTAACCTAAATAATTGACTTTAATTAGGTTTCATGTTATCATCATAATATGATTAAACTAAACTTTTCAATTGATTACCCCTTCACTAGTACGTCATTCAATCATATTTTTAATTATGTTTGTGGTACGCCCTTCAAACACAAATATTTTGAATTTGAAGTATTTCAAGACTGTGAAAATCTATTTCATTTTAAATTTGATTGGCGTAGAAAAGGTGACCATGCAGGTATTAAACTTGAGTTAGGTTTGTTTGGTTATGAAATCATGTTTTCTTTATATGATAATAGACATTGGGATTATGCAAACAATTGCTGGATTGAATGTTGACAAGGATACATGATGTATAGTTTTCCAGGACCCAACAGAGCAAGTAGTTTGATATTGCCTATCGTTGTATTATTGGGTGTAATATTTATTGGACGATTTGTTTGGGGGTTGATAACCAATGACTACTATGATAGTGAAACTATTGTAGTTGAATTTCATTGCCCGACTGTTTTATCAATGAAAGAAAACTATCCCACTTTTGTAATTGTGGAGTGTAAAAAATTATATGAAAGATAAAGAACAAATTATCACTGACATGTGTTATACATATAGGCATGATTATGGGTTGCGTAAAGAAGATGGCGAACCAAATTGGACAGCAGGTATGACTGAGCAGGATGCCAAACTGCTTTACAAAACAATGGAACAGATATACAATAACAACATCGAACCTATTATTGAACACTACAAAGGACAAGAAAATGCACTTAAGTCAAATAAATGAACTAACAAATCACCGTATTACTGAAGGTAGTGAGTATGGATGGAACTGTTATCCAAACGCAAGGTTTTTAAATTATGAAAGTGAGTTTGCTCATGTGTCTGTGCTTTACAGTACTGAGACACAGGAAATCTATGAAGCCGATGTAAGTATTAAAACCAGTGGATGGGGCAAAGAAGATAAAGAGATGGAACCTTATCGTTGGTTGAATCCTGAATATAAAGATGCCATGATATCTGAGGCTAAGTCACGCAATGTTAAATGGCGCAAGGCTTGGGATGATGTTAAATGGATTGATCTTGAAACTGAGGAAGACTTTTTAGAAAAAGCAAAAGCAATCTTTTATGGTGAAGATTTTGACAAGCGTGTTCAAGTTCCTATTGAATTGGAAGATGATGTTATGTTACAATTGTGCATGGAAGCACATAAACATGATATTACACTTAACAAAATGGTTGAGAAAGTATTACTTGAAGTAATAAAAACACATGACTAATTTTTTACATGATACCTTTGATTGGATAAAAAGTGATTACAAAACTAACAAATTTAGATTCTGTGTTGAAGTTGTTGCTTGGGGTATTAGCATTGGGTGTGCTATCACAATGGCTGCAACAGTTCCAAATCCACCTTTACTGGCACTTTATCCTGTTTGGATTACAGGGTGTGCTATGTACGCTTGGGCTAGTTATACTCGCCGATCGTTTGGTATGCTTGGGAACTACCTCTTGCTCACAACGATAGATTCAATTGGTTTAATTCGCATGTTAACATAAGGAAAAAAAATGTCAAAGAAACACACAGTATACCTACAAGAAGATCCTGATACAGGTGACTTGATTCTTCCGTTCCCGGAGGGATTTTGTGATGAATTAGGTTGGGAGATCGGTGATACACTTAAATTTAAAACACACAAAGACGGGAGTTTTACCTTGACTAAGAAAGAAAAGAAAGATACACAATGGGTTCTTGTTGAATGTGTCAGTACATTCCGTGAACGTTATATGGTTGAAGTTCCTGTTGGTATTGATAAGTACGGGAAGAACAAAACTGATTGGGCATTAGATACTGTTACAATGAACGAGGCAAAAGAGTTTAGCCAAGAACATATTGGTGAACAGATTGTTAGTCATCGTATTGTGTCTAAAGAGGAAGCATTGACATTGTGTGATGTAGATAATGATTATTGTAGTTCTTGGGATGAAGAATTAAAAATTAAAAACTTTTTTACAACCTGGGAAGAACAAGAAGATGAATCCGACAATTGATTGGAAAGAAGAAGACTGGACTAAGTTTGAATCTTGGTTGCGTGGTATGTTGGGTACTGATACAGTTACAGTTACCTTCACTAAAAAGGATGGTACTGAACGTGTAATGAATTGCACAACCAATCCTGACGTTGTTCCTAAAATTGAAATCAAAGAAGGTGCAACACCTAGGAAACAATCAGAAACTACAATGCGGGTGTTTGATACAGACATTAAAGAGTGGCGTAGTTTCACTACCAAATCTATCAAACAAATAAACGTTACTCTTGGAGTCTAAGATGATTCGGTATGATGAAACTGCACAGGTCAAGTGTGTAGACAATGGACAAACGGTAACGGCCGATGTACTTGAATTCAAACCTCAAGTACTGTTAAGCATTAGCCTGAATAAAAGTATCAAAGTGGTACTGAAATACTCTACTAATAGTGATGAATATCAGGGTGAATTATATGGTAGAACTTTTGTTTCAAAAGGACCAAAAGGTACACACTACAGTACAGGCCGCTCTGGTTGACAATAAATAAGGGTTCTGCTATACTAAAGGCTATGAAAAAAGAACTCTTATCTTTCAAAATTGAACAGCCCAAACACAGGGCCCATCGTGTATTGTTTCAAGAAAATACACCGTTCAAACCCAAGGTTGTGCAAAGCAAAATTGCATATCGCCGCACACCAAAACATAAAAAGAGTGAGTACTAACATGGAAGTCCTGCTTTGTAAGGATTGTAAGTTTATCAGTCAAATCCCGTTACTTAACAAAGTAATACGAAATGATTATGAGCATACTTGCACACATCCAGATTCTTTGACAGAACCAACCCCCGATTACGTACTAGGCCGCTCTAGGACCAGTTATTTGAAGACCTGTGAACAATCACGCATGTACGGCGAAAAGTGCGGGATATCTGCTAGAAACTATACTACCAAAGAGTAACATAAAGTATTCATTTTTCAGTTGACAGTAAATCATTTCGGGTATATAATACTTGTATCAACAGTAAGGAATCGATATGAAATTCACTTTGATTGCAGGTAACGGTAAAGTACTCACTTTCTTCATCCGTGCAGTTGCGGAAACTTATCAAAATGCTTACGGTGGAATCATTGTCACAGACCAAGTTTTGGTTGACAATAAATCCAAAGTTTGATATACTACGTGTATTGATTGATTAACTCAAAGGAAAGACAAATGGAAAAATTCTCAGCAATTCAGCAAGTTAATTCTGCTATCATGTTCGGTAACTTTACCAATGATGAACTGAATAGCATTGGTGATGCCATCAAGTTTGCCCGTGCTAGCATTGCAAAGCAGAACAAACGTGCCATGAACGTTGGTACTGTTGTCAAATTCAAAAATAGTCGCAATGGTATGATTGTGACCGGTACTGTGAAAAAAGTAAATCAAAAGTACATCCTGGTGAGTGAGCAAAAGTCAAGTAGCTTGATTGGCACGACCTGGAGAGTCCCAGCTAGCATGTTGGAAGTTGCTTAAAAACAACATACCCAAAGTTGACAATAAATGGCTTTGGGTATATAATAGAATCTTAGACAGTAAAGAAAAGGAAACGAAATGACTAAAATCACACTTGATATCACTTATGCTATGTACTCTGATGAAGGTAACATGGCTGTTCACGGTATTGTGACAACTGCCAAAAGTCAAAATCTGTCATGGAAACAGACTTTCAAGGCATTGCGTGACTTGGCCGATTCTAATCCTGACATGTTCGGTGAGGCAATGGACACTATGGTTCGTGAATGTGTCTATGATGCTATCGGTGCCGACAAGCGTGGTGAATGTTTTTACATCTAAGGAACAAACATGACTAAAAAAATCTCCATCAAAGTTTTTGCAGATCCTGGTCATGCTTGGGCACGTATTGCAAAGTCCAAGTTGGTGTCACTTGGTATCGCCGACAAAATCTCTACATACAGTTATCAAAAGGGTGAGAATGCATTCCTGGAAGAGGACTGTGACTTGTCAGTGTTGATGACTGCTCTCCGTGAGCGAGGCTATGAAGTAAAATTCAACGAAAGTCACACCAATCGCCAAAGCAAAATCCGTAGTTATTTTACATACCAGGCTTGACAATAAATCAATTCGGGTATATAATATAATCTTAAACAGTTGATTAAAGGAATCAAAAATGAAAGCACTTAACGCATACATCTCCCAGCAAAACAGCTGGAATTCATTGTTCAGTGGTAACGTTGTGGTCTACGAAGTTAAAACGGCTGAGGGTCGCAAACGTGTTGCACAAAGTATTGATGCCGCACTGAGCCCTGAGAATCTTTCCTGTGACGGCGAACTGCCCCGTAGTCAAGTGCAAGCCCGTTATCGTGCATTGACTGGTGCCGCTAAAGACCTCATCAAGTTGGATCCTAGCGTTGCTCAATACATGTACGAATTTTCGGAGTAATAATCATGGAAAAAATTGCTGTTATGATTGGGGCAATTGTCATTGCTATTGCAGGACTATTGTTACTTAGTTTCTTACTAAGTTGGCCGGTGTACATGCTTTGGAATGGTTGCTTGGTTGGAGCCGTTGCAGGGGTTAGTGAAGTGTCCTGGCTGCAGGCGTGGGGCATTACGGTGTTGTTTGGATTTTTGTTTAAAACTACAGTGAGTAATTCAAAATGACTAATGCAGAAAAAATGAAATTGGCAATCGAAAGATTAGAAGAAGCCAAAGAACTAATGATTGATACATTGGGTGATATGAATTTTGTACAAGATCACCTTGTGTTAATTGATACCATGATTGATGAATTAGCAGAGTATAGACTTGAGGAGTTAGAAAATGAGCAAAATGACTAATGTAATGCTGGATATTGAAATGATGATCGAGGATGGTGTTCATCCTGCGACAATTGCCAAAATTCTTGATATCCCTATCGTGTGGGTGTATGATACACTTGAGCAGATAGAACCGAATGAAGAAGATATGAGTCCATTTGCTACACTGAATTCATAATATGATAATACTTAACCTAATATTTGCAATTTGGGCGGCTAAGTGGATTATTGATTCTGAAAAATATTCTTTTTCCTGGTATGCAGCCGGAGTATGTTTTGTATTGAATACAATGTCAGTGTTAACAAATATAGAACAATTTTTTTTAAAGGATTGAAATGAGTTATTTTTTGAAGACTGGTAATACCTACCGTGTAGCCAGTGATGAGGCAATGGACATTCATCGTATGTTGCCTGCAGGTAATTATGTTGTTAAAATTAATGAAATGTCAGGTGAGTTGTACCTAGAACATATTGATGGCTTTGCTATTCCAGGTAAAATCTACGGAAATTGTCTTAAGAACACTGACAAGATTATCCGTACCTTTATGGATCGTGATAACGCAACCGGTGTAATGATGACTGGTGAAAAAGGTAGTGGTAAAACATTGCTTACTAAGAATGTTGCTATTCAATTGGCTAAGCAAGGAATCCCTACAATCGTTATCAATCAGCCTTGGTGCGGTGATAAGTTTAATACATTCATTCAAAACATTGAACAGCCTTGTGCTATTCTATTTGATGAGTTTGAAAAGACGTATGATAAAGACCAACAAGAATCAATTCTAACATTGTTGGATGGTGTCTTTCCAACTAAGAAATTGTTTATGATTACCTGTAACGATAAGTGGCGTGTTGATTCACACATGCGTAATCGTCCAGGTCGTATCTACTACATGCTAGACTTCAAAGGATTGGATGAGCCATTCATCCGTGAATACTGTTATGACAATCTTAAGGATGCAAGCCTCAAAAATGTTGATAGCATGGTAAATATTGGTAGCTTGTTTGCTGAATTCAATTTTGATATGTTGAAGTCAATTGTTGAAGAAATGAACCGCTATAACGAATCTCCGCAAGAGGCGCTAGAAATGCTTAACGCTAAACCTGAGTTTGATAACGGTACCGAGTACACACTGAAAATTGTACACAACGGTAAAGAAGTTAAAAGTGGTAACCGTGATGGCAAGTTTCAAGGTAATCCCCTGCAACCAAAAGGTGTTGAAGTTGAATTTGACAGTGACCCTGAGGATAAGGATAGTGAGTACATTTGGAAGACCTTCAAGCCTGATGCATTGATTCACGTTGATGGTCGTAAAGGTGAATTCACTTTCAAAGACAACGGTACCACTGTTGTACTGACAAGAGTTGAAAAGACCATGTACCGCATGTACGATGCTTTTTGAAACTAAAAGTAAAGTATTAACCTTGTAGGGTTTTTTTATATATAACTTCTTAATAAAAATGAATACTTGAGTATTCATTTGTGTGTCAGGTGCTCTAGGACCGATTCTGATATAGGCCTAGAACTCTGACACACTAAAAAGAAATTAGCCAAAATTTGACAATAAATGGATTCGGGTATATAATACTTTTATTGATTGATTAAAGGAGTGTATATGTTTCGCATTAACAGTTATATTTTTCGCAGTGCAGAGTCCCTAGGTGAATATCTCAAATTGCACAAAGGTAAAACTTTTGTAGTAGAATATATTTCCGAATATATTCTTAATGATCCGATGGAACAGTAAAACGGTTGACAGTAAATGGATTTGGGTATATAATAGAATCTTAAACAGTCGAAACAAGGAGTAACAAATGGCTTATATGTCTCAGGAACGTAAATCAGAAATCGCCCCTAAAGTTAAATCCATTCTTAACAAGTATGGTATCAAGGGTTCACTGAGTGTCCGTCATCATTCTACATTGTCATTGACCTTAAAGTCAGGTAAAATTGACTTTATCGCAAACTCTAATCGTGTGTGCGGTAATAATTTTTATCAGGTTGCACAAGGTTTCAAGCCTAACACAAATGCTTACGATTCTATCAATCCTTACTGGTTCCATGAACACTATGACGGTGATGCTAAGGCATTCTTGACCGAAGTAATGGAAGCAATGAACGATGGTAATTGGGACAAGAGCGATATCCAATCCGACTATTTTAACGTAGGTTGGTATGTTGAAGTACACATCGGCAAATGGAACAAGCCCTACATTGTGGGTTAATTAAAAAGATTTTGGTAACACAAATGGTTGACATTAATAACCCTTTGTGTTATCATTATAACTGTGCTGAAAAGCATATTTTTTCAACTAGCTATATTTTTTAAAGGAATACAAATGGCTAATCAAACTTTTAAAGTTGCAGGTATTACAATTCACAACGGTAACGCTAAGGTCCGTTTTACAGATGACATGGTTCGCCGTGTCAAACAATTCTCTAAGGGCGGTGCTACACGTATCGACCTGATTGAGTTGCCCTCTGAGATGACTAAGGTTGAGGCACTCAATTATTTGACCGCTCATGCAGATTTCCAATCTGCTGGTGATCAAGCAACAATCAGTGATGCATTGGCTGATCGTGTTAAAGAGGCAAGCAAGGGCACTGTTAAAGTGCGTACTACTAAAGCCGCAAAGCCTAGTCTTGCTAACATCAAGGCTCGTGGTAAGAAAGAAGTGTCTGCTGAACAACTGTTGGCAGAAGTCGGTGTCGCAACCGTTTAATAACAAAAGGCGCTACGGCGCCTATACCCATTTACAATAAGGAAACAAAATGAAATTAAGTGATAAATTGAAAAAAGCCGGTGACAGTGTAACTGTTTATTTTTATGATAACGGCTACATGGTTGAAGTGTCCGGTCGTGACCATGATGATGATTGGAAATCTGCTAAGATTATGTGCCCTACTTTGGAAGAAGTAAATGCAGTCATAGTAGAAGCCAGCAAAATGGAACGTGATTGATAAATGCCAGCATACGATAATTGGACAACATTAAGTGAGATATCACTTAAGCGCCGTAAGTTTGATCCTTCAAATAAAGCAGACTTGTATGAGTTGGCTTATTTTAGAACAAATAGCAAGTGGCGAACCGGATGTCCGTTTTATTTAGAATGGCCCTATGAAGATATCATTACAATGTGTCATTCAAAATACACAGACCACATGCTATCCAAGCTAGATATAAAGAATTTTATATAACAAAAAAGCCCCTTAAGGGGCTTTTTTTATGCTGTTACTGCTTTTACGACAGCGAAATTAAATACCGGTTGCTCAGTAGTTGAGCCTGCAGTAGTTGCATATGTTATTCGAAAGCTACCGGCTGCTATAGCAGTAACAAATATTTGATAAAGATCCGTACCTGATTTTTGAGAAACATGAACTACATCAGTAGCTACCACTGCACTATTAGTCACAGTGAATGATTGCCACCCGGTAG